GGCGCATTAGTGATACAGATAAGGCACCAGTAGTATTAGAACGCTTTAGTGGGTGTAACTTAAACCCAAACTCTAATGATTATATTGGTCGCAAAATTGGCACACAATACGCTAGATATGATGCAAATGAGCGCCGCTTAAAAGTTGAAGGTCAATATCCAAATAACTCAAAGTACATTCGTGTAAGAATGAGTGATACCGTTGATGCTGGTCAGGCAAACGAAGAGTGTCTACCATTTGGTGTTTACGGTCCTTTAAAATATAAAGATACAACCAAAACCGGTGCCGACGCTTTACTAGCAACTGCATCTATGGTTACAGCATCCGCTGCTATAACAGCTTCCGCTAATATGCCAGACAATCTGTTACTACAGTTTCCAAAACCACAACTACGCCTAAGTGCTAGTCAAGACGACCCAGGTAGTGTAAAAGACGTTTACTTTGGAGTTTGGACAGGAAAAACAGCAAACAATTCTAAGTTCAACGAAGATATTCGTGACATTGTTCGTGCCAAGTCTAGTGATGTAAATCAACAAGACGCAGGTGACTTAACAGAAAACTCTT